ATCATTTTGGTGGGACCACTATGTGAAGCATGCTGATAGCCTCATTGAAGAGGACACGATCGTGTCCCGTCTTGTTGCGGTTCCCAAAGATTCCCGAGGACCACGCTTAATTTGCGTTCATCCTAAGGAGTCAGTGTGGATCCAACAAGGCTGTAGGCGATTACTTGAACATGCTATCATGTCCCCATACTCACCTTGTCACGGAAGGATAACCTTCAATGACCAGACTGTAAACGGGCGTCTAGCATTAGCATCCTCTATAGATCGTGAGTACTGTACTCTTGATCTTAAGGAGGCTAGCGATCGCATTAGCTGCTCGTTAGTGAAGTATCTCTTCGGAGACTTCGCGTATGAGTGGATTTCATGCAGTCGTGCCAGCCAAGTAAAGTTACTGGATGGTCGCGTCATTACGCTTAGAAAGTGGGCTCCTATGGGTAACGCTTTAACGTTTCCCGTTCAGAGCCTTGTCTTCTATGCTTTGGTTCGAGCTGGCATTAGATCTCACTATGGTGAAAACTGCAGTGATATCTTTGTCTTCGGTGACGATATCGTGTTTCCTACAAAATACTATGATGGTGCTGTGAGGGCCTTAGTGCGTTCGGGAGCAATTCCGAATACGACTAAGACCTTTAGGCACGGATTCTTCCGAGAATCCTGTGGCGTGGATGCCTTCAAAGGCATCAATGTTACGCCTCATAGGTTAAGGAGGCTAGATACCGAAACTGTAGCCGGAGCGGCCTCGCTAAGTACCTTGGCTTGCGCCTTGGTGCGTAGTGGTTACCGCTCGACTGCTGATTGGATATATCGGCGTTTGTCTCGCGATTGGGGTAGGTTGCATATAAGCAATAACCCTGATTCGCAAGGCATATTCCGGTATGAGTCCTGTGGCTTGGATACACTCCTAAAGTATGAGGATTCCGTGCGTTTTAACACGGATCTTCACCGATGGGAGACCAAGCTACTTCTTGTTAAAGGTGCGACTATTCGCCCCCCTAATGATGCCTGGTGGCATCTCCAAGATTCTCTTCTAGCTCTTTCCCGCAAGGGAAATAGCGATGTAGAGAGCAGCGGTCTGGCTTACACGGTCCCTCACCGTGCACGATTGCAACGAGC